ATAGTCTGAAAGATTTGATCCTTGTTTTACTGGAGCAGAGATTTCCTGCGTGTCATCAACTGGTATTAATGCCATATTTATGGTCCAAGCCTATATTTTTTACCGCCAATTTTAATAATATCACCGTCCTTATATCCAGCACCTCTTGCTTCTGCCTCATTCTTATATGAAGGAGTAAATGATGTAAACTCATTAAAATCTTCTGGCTGACCACCAGAACTAACAAGATCAGAAAGTCTTTTCACCTTGAATCCGTAAGCAGATGCGCTTGACACAATTTTTCTTGCCATCGCTCCCTTTAGGGCAAGCAATTTTTCTTTTGCGTATGGAGTATATGGATTTGCAACAATTTCATTCATTAGGGCAACATCTTGATCCGACATTGCTCCAGGGCCAGCAATAAGCAGTCTCAACTGACCGCGTAATCCTCCACGAATAGCTTGTGCTTTTGCATAATTTGCAATACTTGGATTATTGCTGAGATTTATTAAATCATCAATATTTTGAGTTGCAGAGGAAAAATCAACTATTGATTTTCTCATCTCATTTGTTGCCTGCTCATCCTTTCCAAATCCCTCAAGCCCAGGAATTGTGCGAGATGATTCTAGGTCTTTCTTTAATTGTTGTTTCTGAATCGGTTCAAACATTGAGTATGCCTGCCTAAGCGAATCAGCCTCTTCAGGCGTTTGTGCATTTGCAAGTCTTTGATTATATCCTTGAATCAATTTTGCTGCATCTTCAAACCTTCTTTTAATCGTAGATGTTTCACCAGCAGCCGCAGTTCCACCAGTAGGCAATGGAACTGTGCCGGTATATGTCTCAAGATCCTTTCTAAGTGCTTCCCGATACGCCAAGTTTGCTGCTCGATCAAGACTTATTTGATCTTCAGCTGTCAAAATTCTGTTTGTTTCGTTGATTGCTGCTTTTTCTGGCATTACTGGGCCAGCGACTTGAGGTTGTAACGGGGTGGCTGCTGCTGCCACATTTTGTTTTCTTTTAGAAATATCTGACAACAATTCATCTTGTAATTGTAAATTTCTTTCAGATTCCTCAAGACCACGGCCAAGTCTTCCAGCCATTTCTGAGGAGAAGCCTGGTTGAGATTGAGCAATTTGTTGCTTTAATATCTGAAGACGTAATGCTTGTTCTTCTTCTTGTGCGAGTCTTTTCTTTCGACCCTCTGATCCTTCAATGTTTATATTGATAGGCATAATTACAATCCAAAATTAAGATTAGGCATTAATCCAGATAATCCACCAGCAATATTTCCAAAAGCTTTTGATGGGGAAGTATATGTTGCGGCTTTTGCTCCAACATAATTTCCATAAGTGCTTGCTTGATAATTTGCAATAGATCCATAAAGATTAGCAAAAGTATTCGTAAGGCTTGTAGGAATACTTTGATCCACCGCCTGATAGAACGGCTGTGCCGTACTCGGAGCTTGCCCAAACTGACCAGGCAACGCTTGATTAGCCTGCACATAATTCTGGAACGCCGACTGCTGCGCGCCAGTGCGGGCTTGGCCGAGGTTATAGAGCGAAGGTCCACCACCAATAAAGTTAGCAGCCGCACCAAGTCTGTTTTGTTGTAATCCTTCACGCAATGCCAAATCCCTTGCCATTGCCGCTCCGGTTGTCTCTCCGGAACCAAGGAATTGTTGCGCCGCCCCGTAACGCGCAAGCTTGCGTTGTTCACCGGCGGCACCAATCTGTGCTGCTTCTTGCACTGCCGGTCCAAGACCGAATATGTTGCCACGGGCAGTCTGTGCGCCACGGATGGCCTGTTCGTATCCACGCCTTTCCTCGGCTCCCAAGGTCGAGCCAAGGCGAAGCTGATTCAATGCTTCCTGTTCAATGGTGTTGCGAAGGTCTTCTGTCTGCTGAGTAGTGGTTGCGCCAATAGGCTGAGTTGCCATCTGGCGATATTGACGACCAAGACCAACCGCAGTATTGTAGGACTCTGGATCAATCTGGTAAAGCTGTTGTGAGGCACGTTCTTCGGGTAGCTGGATGAAGGATCGGAAAGATGTGATCTCCTTCAAGCCCTCTGGACTATCCATCGTGATAGGAGTGAAATTCTTTTGCATACCCCGCGCATTAGTAACCGCGCTTGTTACGCTCTTCAAGTCATCGTTAAGTTGTTTGATGAACACCTCTGAGGAAGTGCGCCTAGCATCGTCAGCGGGAAGATCGGCAAGAAGTTTGTTGGCAGAGTTTAGACGCTCTTGAATGCCAGCAATCTGAGTGTTGCCACGCTCGATTACGCTGTTGAGGCGGGATAGCTTAGAGCTATTGTAATCGTCAACGATCTGATTGTCGGATACTTGGAAGTTTAATTTAGATCCAAGGTCAGATGATCCGTAGTTACGGCCAGCGGAAAGTTGCGTTAAGGCTTGGTTAAACTCTGGACCAGCGTTAGGATTTTGAATTTCACCTCCACCAGCAGTCAATGCTTGAATCTGAGAAGCCAAAGAGTTATAGTAATTTTCACTGCTTTTGGTTTGAGCCAAGGTTTTTTTGTTTTTGGCTTCATTTTGAGCATCAACCAAATTTTGCCTGCTATATTCAGCAGCAGTTAGAATATAATCAGAATCAGTTGATCTGGGGCCGCCTCCATAAATTGTAGCAAGAACTTGAGATGGGACTATGTTGCCATCTTCATCTACGCTATATTCAGTTACTGTCCTAAATGGACTAGCCCCCTCCTTTGTTGCGTATTTGTCCATACCAACTGTATATGGTTTTGCCATTTTATTTAGTCCCAACAGTTAAATCTGGGTTACCAATATTCGTTCCAATCGTGCCGTAAAAATCAACTGGTCCTGGCTGGCGGTTGAACGCTACATTCGACTCAACCGATCCGTAAGGGCTAGTTCCGTAAAGACGCTCAAACTGCTGGGTCATTTGCTGTCCTAACCCTCGGTTCAAGGCATACGCTTGGGGGCTTTGTTCGTATGACCGGCGCAATCCCTCAAGCGTTCGTTGTGGTCCGTACTGGCGTTCCATCTGCAAGCTGGACAAGGCAGCCGCCTGTTGGTCAAGAGCCGAAAGCTGACGCTCCAAAGAACGCTGTTGGGGCATGTACTGGATTCGAAGCTTGTTCTCCAAGGCAGCCATTTCCGGTGCTTTCTGAATATAGGTTTCTATGTTCTTTTTGTACGCCTCTGCATTAGCCTGCGCCACCGCATTAGGATCGGGAGGAGGAGGAGGTGCTGGGATGGAAGGTCCGCCGCCCATATTAAGCCATAGCCTTTCGCATAAACTTCATATAATCGTATTGTTTCCTAACTCCGTTGCGGTTAAAGATTAGGCTCCTGCGGGGGCCTAATTCATCCCAAAGGATTGACAGCAGGCGTTTCATAGCCAAGAGGCTATTGGCATTAGGTTTACCATCAATACATGTCACAGTCAAGTCCACAAAGGCATCTGGCGAATTGTAGTCATGTTTATAATGCTCAATGTTTTGCGTTGAATCCAATGCCCTAGCAACAGCTACGCCAACAATCTCTTCGCCATCCTTAACTACGCCAACAAGATTATTGCGCTCATACCATGAAAACCAATCCCTAAAGTTAGGCCATCTAGTTTCAGGTACACCGGATGCCTCCACATATTCAATAGCGGTCATAGGCTCTTTTGAACCTCAATGGTGTCAGGATTAGCCGCAGCCGTGATCTGACGGATAGCCATCTTGTTTGCCGCGCTGGTAATCTTGATGTTAAGCAACCGCCATTTCTCGTATGTCCGAAGGTCGCTGGCAAGCCTTTTCTTGACTGATGTTGGAAGGACGGCTGGAAGGGTAAATGGCAAGGTCAATGCCGCGCTGGATATGTTTAGGTTGGGTTGGACATCAATATCCCCAACATCAATATCACGCTGGATTGAGATGGATGCATCGGTTGAGTATGAATCATCAAAGATAACCTCAAAGTGACTGCCATATTTAGCGGAGAAAGGATCGCCAAAGTTAAAGTCCTTGGTGCGGACGTAAGACTCGTAATTTACGCCTACATCCTGGTAGTCTGCGGTTGTTACCTGTGCCGGTGTTTTGTATCCGCTGTACTTGTTGATCTGACCAGTGGTGGTTTTCAGCATCAACCTTACGCCTTCATCTTGGAAGTTGGTCAGCGCAAACTGCATGACATTCGGAGTCCAAGTTCCTTCGAAAGCCTGTAGTACGGCATTGTAAACAAGAATGGTGTCATTAACATCATTAGCCTCGCTGGGGAAAGCAAGCAGATACCTATTATCGTAGAAATGGGCGGTGCATACACCAATCTTCGCTGTATTGATGGATTGGATTACATCCTTAACAACCTCTGAAATAGGCAATCCAACCGAGGTAAAGTCGTCAGCCGCAGACCTAATCAACGACCTAATTCCGTCATCGGAAAGGAAGAAGATGTCGGAGTTGACCTGTACAGCCGTAGCTTCGGCCACGCATCCAATGTTGTTTGATATAAGCTCAATCGTCCAATCCGCAGCCGTGGTCATGTCCGGAGGTATTGTCACTTGGAATATGCGCCGCTTCTTGAAGACGATGATTCGGTTCTGGTAATAGGCAACAATAGCCATAATCTCATCGCCATCATCACCGTTGATGACTGAACTATTGGCCGAGTCCCACACCGAAGCATCCAAGATGTCTGATGCGTAAAGCGTGTTTCTTTGCGATCCAGACCCGACTCCAAACAGCCGGTTCCCAGTATTGATTAAAAGCCTAAGATTGCTTGGAGGTGGGCTTACGGTTGCCGTGGCGGTTGCCCCAGAGCCATCTCCAATGATTGTTACGGTTGGAGCGGAGCTATACCCAGATCCTCCATCGCCAACGGTTACTCCGGTTACTTCACCACCTGCAACGGTGGTTATTAACTTAGGATAGGTTCCACCCCACTGCGGTCCTGTGACAATAGCTGTTGCGCTGGTATATCCAGAGCCAGCCGTTGTAACCGTGATTGCCCTAACCTTTCCAGCTTGTCTTGTAACAATGCTTCCATCATAATAATAAAGGTCTCCATCACCATCAGCCATGTACATCTTGTCGTTAAACTGCGCCATCTTGACTTGGGCATCTATTGCGGTTGAAAAT